CAACGTTTGGTGAGAGGGTCTCAGTTGGGCCTGGCAGTCGCACTGATTTGGATGCATTGCAAGATGATTTGCGTAATGGCAAGAGGATGCGTGATATAACGGACGATCATTTTAGTTCCGTTCTCCGTTACTCAAAAGGTATCAAGGTTGCGAGAAACGTATATGCAATCCAAAGAGATTGGAAATGTTCAGTCATCATCTATTGGGGATCAACAGGTACAGGGAAGACCAGGTCCGTCTACGACAATTTGTCATCCCTCGACGATTTATACGTCCATCCAGGCGGAGGGTGGTTCGACGGTTACGACGGTCAACCAGTCGCCTTATTCGACGACTTCGGGGGATCAGAGTTCAAGTTATCATACCTTCTTAAACTCCTTGACAGATATCCCATGCGGGTGCCTGTTAAAGGGGATTTCGTGGCTTGGGCGCCTCGCGAGATCTATATCACAAGCAATATTAATCCTGATATGTGGTACAGCAATGCTAATCCTGAGCACGTTCGGGCTCTAATGAGGAGGGTTACACATAGAGTACATTTTAATTAAACCATAAACTTTGGCTTCGCCTAGAACCCTAAATGTCAATGCCTTCGGCAGAGTGTCTAAAGCCTTGCGCGCTCTGCGCGGACTGTTTATTGCAAACCAGTATTCTGTTCCACAGAGGGTCCATATGTTTCGACAACATTCAGACCAGGGTCAGTTACAGTGTTCAAATAACGGATAAACTGACCGGAACCGGATCCATCATAGAAGTACTCTCGAATGGTCTTTGTTTCAATATCCACCTGAGCTGCGGTGGTACACAAATCACCAGTGTCGGTATGAGCATGAGTTCCACGAATAAGGTAAAAAAACTCAAAAGTCTCTTCAACCTCCCTATTAATTGCATTAGTAATATCGGCATTAATGTCATGCCGAAAACTATTGGAGTACTTCTGAATCATTTCATCACCAGGGTCAAGAAATGCTCTTTGGTGTTCCTTAATCAAAAACTGATCTTTAAACGCCTTATGATCAGTAGGATATCCATTCAAAACTAACAAATCATTATACGCCTGTGTAGGCGATGTGGCATCATTAACCATAATTTTCCACATATTAAATGCATTTGTGCCGTCAGCACCCTTCTTATATTGGACTGAATAACAATCAACTTGAACTCTCTGATTGTAATTATTCCTAAAGTTAACCTGCGACCAACACTTAACATAAGGCGCAAAATTTGCGCCTGAAACACCTAAGTCAATCGACCCACCTACTCCATCTGGAGCAGTTGCTAAATCGGTGTTCATCACTGCAGGGTTCCACGGCCTAACAACACCACCTTCTAGTCCATTAGCAACACAAGCGGTGGTTGTAACAGCATAATCTTTGACTTTAAAAGCTATTTGAGCAGAAACCATTTTCTCTTCTAGCTTCTTAACACGACTCTTTATAGTCTTCTTTTTAGTCTTAATGCTCTTGATCTTATAACTTCTTCCACCCGTTCGGGCGTCGAACTTGTAACCAGTTACCTTCTTACTTTCAGAGTATCTGCTAGCCTTTGCAGGAGCAGCAGCTGAGCCCTTCCTTCCTGCGTAAGACTTTCTCTTGGCACCAGCTATAGCTGCGCCAATAGGAAGGGCATAGTCAACCCAGCGGGGCCAAGGCATCCCTCTAGGTCTGCGTCTTCCGGACATTTTGCAAATAACCGTTACAGAGCGGAACTCACTCTTTTTATCGCCGTTCCGTTACGGAATCGTGACCGATGTCCGAGGTTGCGGGTAATAATAATCCGCAACCTTGGTCATTCTGAAATGGCTCCACCCAGAGCTAAATACTGGGTGTTTACCAAAAACAACTATACAGATGAAACAATTGAGCTTTATTCCAACATTGAAAGAGAACCTAAAGTTGCTTACGTTTCTTTTGGGAAAGAAACTGGGGAATCAGGAACGCCTCATCTCCAAGGGCATGTTGAACTGACTTCGAGATGTACTTTGAATCAGGTTCGAAATATGTTTCCCGGAGCGCACTTAGAGGTGAGGCGAGGGAGTTTTGAACAGGCACAGTTATACGTGGAGAAGGACGGCGACGTCTCAACGTTTGGTGAGAGGGTCTCAGTTGGGCCTGGCAGTCGCACTGATTTGGATGCATTGCAAGATGATTTGCGTAATGGCAAGAGGATGCGTGATATAACGGACGATCATTTTAGTTCCGTTCTCCGTTACTCAAAAGGTA